GCGACCACTGAGATCGCCAGCGCAACGAGCAGGGCCAGGTAGTTGATCACGAGTCCACTACGTCCTTCAGCTTCTGCTTGAACTGTGCGATCTTCTTCTGGCGATCCGGCCAGTAGATGTAGCTCTTGTCCGGATCCTTCGCGAGATTGTCGAGGAGCGGCACGATCATGTTGTACATCTTCTTCAGCTTCTCGTTGACGGCCGCCCCGAGCTGCTCGTTCACCATCGCCTGCTGTGCCAGCGTCTGGGCCTTTGCCTCGAGCTCCTTGATGGAGTCGAGCTCCTTCTCGTCCACGGCGCTGAAGCCGAAGTCGAAGTTGTCGTCTATGTTGGTGTTGACTTTACTCATCCGAAGAATCCCTCTAGGGTGGAAGGCTCTCCCTCTAGGTTCCAGCCGAGGACGTCCGTGATGGACTTGATCGGGTCGAGGAATGCCTTGTTGAACTGAAGATCGTAGTCTATATACTCGGTCAACTTGAACTCGGGAGGCAGCTCGCCGGGAGAGGCGAAGACGTTGTGGTGAACCGGGTTCGGCCTCTTGAGGTAGCAGAACTTGATCTTCTCCTCGTCGCTGATGAGCTTGTACTTGTTGGTAAGGTTCTTCGACTTCAGCATCTCGTTGTAGACGAGCGACGCGCGTACCTGGATGGGCAGCGACTTGTCGGTGAGAGAGTACCTCATGGGCACGTTGTTGCCGTTGATGTTCCTGAAGTAGGTCAGCTTTACTCCTCGAGGGAACGCGACTTCCTCGAACGACATCTTGTACCAGGACTCGCGGAACTCCTCGATGAAGTCGATGAGCGGCTCCTTGCCGCCGGTCATGAGGATGACCAGGGCCTTCTTGATGCTCTCACGGCAGACCTTGGGAGTCGACGACCTCACGGCCTCGATGCCCACCATCTTCATCTTGGGTGTAGTGTAGGCCACGCCCTCTTCGTTGTGGACGTGCATGACGTAGTGCTTCTTGCCGGTCCATACGCCCTTGTCGGCGATGGACTCGCGCTTCATGTGCATCTTTTGTTGATACGCATTAACATAAACGCCAAGTTCATCGTAGCACTTTGCAATAAAAGGTTCGATCTTATTCTGACAAGCCTTATCCAGGAAGGCGACGATTTCTGCTGTATCAGCAGATTTACGCCTCTCAGCAAAAACGTGCTCGACAAGTCCAGACATATCAATGTACATCGAGTCAGTATCGATCGCAATGACATAGTCCTTCTCCGTTTTTAGTAGTTCGTTGAGGTAGCCGTTGATCTTCTTCTCGATCCACTTGATGGAGAGCTGACCGGCGGTGGTGATGGCCTCCGCGTTCTCCACGGAGAACCACCTGAAGTACTTATTCGCGAGAGCACCGTAGGCTGAGTTCAACTGGATCTTTTTTGCAAGCTGCAGGTTGTGGTACGCGGAGATCTTCTTTCCCCACTCGGGGTCCTTGGTCTCCTCGAACTTCTTCTTGGCCTCGATCATCAGCTTCTTGTACTTGGCTCGGTCGTTGAACATCTTCTCCATGAGGGCAGGGAAGAATCCCTGGGCATCGCGAGAGTACAGGGACGAGTTCGGACAGACTGTCATGTTGTTGTCGACCAATCCGGCCCTGACCTCGTCGTACGCGCCGCGAACGACTTCGTCGACTGTGAACTGGTTCTGCATCTTGCCGCGATAGGTCTCAGGGGAGATGTTGTACTGCATGATCAGGTGAGGGTACAGGGAGGTCAAGTCGAAGGACACCACCCACTCGTGCATGCCCACCAGCGGGTCCTTGACGTAGCCGCCAACAATGTCCACGATCTTGTCGCCGGGACGGGCTGACGGCGGGATGACGATCTTCTTTTCTAAGAGGTAGTTGTTGATGATCGTGTCCCAGGGACGGACGGTCGCCATCGTGTCCACGTAGTTGACCTTGGCGTCGTAGGCCATGGCCATCACCTGCTCGATGAAGCGGTGCTTGTCCTCGAGCTTGAAGACGAGGTTCACGTCGTGGATGTTGTACTCGATGAAGCGCTGGTGGTCGCGCCTGTAGAACTCATCGAGGCTCCCGAACTCGGTGTAGTCCAGCTTCTTCTCGCCGAGGTCCTTCTCTGCGATGAAGTTGAGGGCGTACGACTCCTGGTTGGAGAACGAGAACTTCTTGTACAGTCGCATGTAGTCCAGGACCGCGATGCCCACTGGGAATCCAACGGTGATCAGGCGACCGTTGATCTCGATCTCTCGGTCGTCCAGCATCTTCCAGGGAGAGAGCTCCTTGGCCCTTTCCTCGCCCAGCAGGCGCTTGATACGGTTGACGATGTAGGGAAGGTCGAAGCCCTCGATGTTCCAGCCCGTGAGCACGTCGGGAGAGTAGGTGCGCGAGTCCCAGAGCTCCAGGAACTTCTCCAGCAGCTCGTGCTCCCCGTCGCACCTGTGGTACGTGATCTTCTCTGCGTGCGGGGTGTAGTCCTTCAGACCGAGCGCCACGATGCTCGAGCCGCGACGCATGGTGATCGCCGTGATGGCCTTGTCGGCCTGCGCGATGTTGGGAAACCCGTTGGAGGAGTCGGTCTCGATGTCGAGGCAGACGACCGCGACCAGGCTCGGGTCGTGATCGATGTGACCGGGGTACTCCTCGTTGATGCAGCAGTAGGCGAAGTTGGTAGACCCGAAGACCTCTTTGCCCTCCACTCCCTCGTACTGCTTGATGTAGTTTCTGGCGTCCCTGATGGTGTCGAACTTGATGGGGTACACCGGCTTCCCGTCGAGCGTACGGTACTCCGTCTTCATCTTCACCTCGCCGCTGCGCTTCACGTACAGCGTCGGCTCATAGCTCAGCTTCTTCTGTACGCGGTTGCCGAACTCGTAGCCGCGGAGCAGGACCTTGCTGCCGTACTGGTGAAAGGAAGTATAGAATTGCATGTAATCTCCTAGCTGAGGATTCGTAGACAGTAGAACCACGAGTGGTCCATGAGACACTCGCTCCAAGTCGTATATTCAAAGTACACTATACCACATAGCAAGAATAGAATAAACAAGATAATTGCGTAGTACTTCATTTGGTCCAGTCCATCTCTTCCCAGTTGCAGTTCTCTAAGAGCTCTACGTGGTCGGGATGCGCCTTCTTCATCATCTCATACGCTTCCGCGTTAGACATTCTGAGACCATAAGAAGAGACTGGACACACGTACACTGAGCCAGAATGTCCATAGAACTTCCACACGTCAAGTGCGATGTCGTACTCGCACTTCTCGACGCCGCTGTTGAGGCGCCAACTCGTACCGTTGATGTAAGAGCCACCCCATCCACCCAACACCTTGTAGAACACCTGCTCTCTGTAGGTCATCTTCAGCATGACCCAGCAGTCCGGATTGTACTCAGTCATACCTTACCTTTCAGCCAAGTAGGCAGTTCCCAGTCGAGCCACGCCTTGCGCTCGATGATCCTGATAGTTCCCCTGTTCGGTACTCCGTACCAGTCCTCTCCGCGCTCTATCCACATCTCCCTGTCCCACTTGGACTTGGGTGGATTGTCGAGCTTGCCGTCTGTGTAGGTCACTACTGGGATGTCGCGGGTCTTTCCAAATATCGTGTAGGGAGCTCTGAATGACATTCTATAGATCCTTTGTCGGTATAGCCTGATTATACCTGGTCGACAAGAGAAAGTAAACAAAAAAGAGGGAGATCGCTCCCCCTCTTTTCATGGTCATCGTGGTTGACTTAGCCAGTCCCACTCTTCTTCATTATATGGTATCACCACGACCTCCTGTTCTGTCGCTCGTCCCACTGTCTCATCATGTACTCGAGCTGGTTGATGTCCTTTGCCTCACTGAGATAGTCCATCATGAGCTCTTGGTCGCTCATCGGACGAAGGCGACTCAAGAAGTTCTTTATCCTCTTCATATTACTTCTCGTACTCCGAGAGGAACTGCTTCGTGGACTCCGAGGTCACCGAGTCGGTGATCTGGTCGTTCACGGCCGATGCCTTGTCGGTGATGTCGATCTTCTTCGGCTTCTTGTGCTCGGGGATGATGTTCTCGAGCCACACCTTCAGCATGCCGTTGATGAGCTCGGCGTTCTTGATCTCGATGGTGTCGGCCAGGGTGAACTGACGGGTGAACGCGCGGTCGGCGATCCCCTTGTACAGGTACGTCTGGTCCAGGCCGTCCTTGGTGACGGAGTCGAGGGTGGTGTGTCCCTTGATGGAGAGGACGCCGTCCTTGAGCTCCATCTCGAGGTCCTGCTTGCCGAAGCCGGCCACGGCCAGCTCGATCACGTACTTGTTGTCCGCGACCTTCTTGATGTTGTAGGGAGGATAGGAGGGCATCGACTTCTGGATCGTGCGGGTCACGTTCTCGAGGTTACGGAAGGCCTCGTCGAATCCGACAGTCGTGGGGAGGAGGGTCTTGGCGAAAGAAAACGGGTCGTTGAGAGTCATGTGTTACTCCTGTTTAAGCGAGTTGAATGTTGGCACCCCATTAGGCGGTGCATCAGCCGGGTACGCAGTACTCTGATCCCGGCTAATCTTATATAGGCGTCCTAGCCCAAAGTGTCAACTACTTTAGTGACAGCTTCTTGTCCAGTCTTGCCTTGGAATATGCGCTGAGCTTGTCGAGGTAGCCCTGGTTCCTGAGCTCCTTGTAGACGAGGTTCTCGAAGGAGAACTCCCCGCCCTTGGAGATCGCGGCGTTCCTCATGGTCCACAGCTTCGTCTTCATCGCGTCCACGGCCGACTGGCTCATCTTGTGCTTGATGATGTCGTCGATCAGGTCCATGTAGTGCTGGACCTTCTGCTTCAGCCTCGGGTCGTTCTTGAAGTCGATGCCGGTCTCGAACACCGGCTCCTGGAGCCATACGTCCTTCTTGAGAGAGTAGACGCCCTGACCCTTCGGGAACTTGGCGTCCTTGTCTTGGGCGTACGGCTCGAGGGGATAGCCGAGTACCTTGACGTCGTGGGTGAGGGTCCAGAGCTGCTTCTTCGCCATCATCTGGTCGTCGAGCTTGGCGCCGAACATTGTCAGCTTGCTCCTGTCCACGAGGAGGTGGACGTCCAGGTCGGAGAAGGGAGTGTAGTTGTAGTTGGCGTTGCCACCTGTCAGGATGACGTCGGTCACTGCAGAGTTGGGGATACCGGCGAACACCTGCCACGTCTTCGCGAACTGGAGCAGCTTCTGCCTCAGCTCGGGACGGATCTTGTTGTTGAGCTGCCAGATCTTCTGGTTCAGGTTCGGGTGGTACTGGAGCTTGATCTTGACGTCTTCTTGCATGTGAGTCCCCTTCATTGAGACTATTTATGCAACGCTGTTACCCCATAGGGCATCGAGGAACGGGAACTCCTTCATCAGGACTTCCTTGCAGGCCTCGGCCACCTCACGGTGCTCTTTCTGAGTACCGTTTCCCGTGCGTAGATCAACGTAGTGGATCCACGAGCGGAGGGTCCCGTTCATGTACATGCGGCTCATGGTAAGACCTTCAGGCAGGACCACTCGGGCCTGCTCCTTGGCGATGCCGTTCTCTATAGCCCACTTATAGGCTTCTTCTGCGTCCAAGAGAAGGTTCAGTTGGATGTCATCCCACAGTCCCTGCAGTTCTTCGTCGTCCACTTCGATGCTGTTCTGACGGTTCTTGGTATCCTGCAAGCGTGCTTCTCTGGGAGGGTGCATCTCTGTCACCTCTGCATATCGTTGAGAGAACTCCTGGAAAGAGAAGCTGCGATGACGGAGGATCTGACGGGCGATGTCTCGTGTCGTCTCGATCTCCATGACCACGTTCACCATCTCGAACGGCGACCAGTGCTGGTGCTTGATCATGTAGGAGAGCAGCTTGTCGGCCGTGCCTGTGTTGTGCTGGTTGTTCGGGTTCGAGACTCGGGCGCAGTAGGCCACTAGGTCCTCCGCGGTGTGAAT